CGATAGACACCGAGACAGCGATTGCTGTGACCAGTTCAATTGAAGACACAAGGCCACATTACATGAAAGAGAAGCAACAGCAGGAGCAGGACAACACCATCGATCCAGAAGGACTCAAACGCATCCAGGACATGATCCGAGGTGTTGTCAAACCAATCAATGAACCAGCGAAGGAGTACACCATGCCGAAGGGTAAAGACACCGTAACTGTTGCCAAGATGAAACAGCAAATCGCTGCCAAGAAGGAAAGAAAAGACACCAGCAATCACAACCCACAGGTTGTGGAAGAGGAGGGTCTACATTCACAACCTGATCACAACCTAGCGGTTGTAAAGAACACAGAAGAACATAGGTATAAAGAGGTTTTAAGTAAAGTATTAAAGGTTAACCTAATGAATGTTGAAGTACTAAAGATGTTAGTAGGAACAATGCAGGTTAACGAATTGGAAACAGTTGCCAAACAGCTAGCAGAACGCTACCAGGCTGAAGGCATTGCCATTCCGACAAGCGAGATGATGCTGGCTGATGACCTGATCAACCTCAGCGCAGAGAACCTGCTGCGCACACATGGCGTTTAAACGCGATCTAAGGTACCTACAAGGCACGAACAGGGTGCGGGTAATAGGCAGACATGGGTGGCACAGACAAACGGCTCTACGGGGCTGTAATCCAATGCGTCAAATTGCCAAACGAACGTATGGTGTTTTGACGTGTCCAGAAGGCAGGGGGGGGGTAACGACGTGTCCTGGTTGAAGCGATGCTGGCACAGGCTGGCTGCAGGATCGATAGCGTTGTCATGCTGGCATCATACGTTGTCAAAAAGGCACCCTTTGCCCCCTCCCCCGTCGTGTGCGCTAGCGGGTGCCCCCCACAATTTTTCCCTCGTTTTTCCTTTGGCGGGGTTTTTGGTGTTTTAATGACATGGGGGAAAGCGGAGCTGGTGAATTACCGGACAGCACCACCGGAAGAGAGAAGGCACCGGCGAAGTGAGTACCCCGCCTTACAGGAGTTACCACAATGAAATATAACCATAAGCCTAACTTTGGCTCTGCGTTTGCTAACCGCGACAAGAAAGAGGACTGGCACGCAGACTTTCGTGGCGACATTATGTTGCCGGATGGCAAGCTACACTTTCTCGATGTGAGCCGTGCGAAGACGCAATCGGGTGATGAGTACTTCAAGGTAAAGATTGGGAAGGAGAAGGCGATTGTGTCTCCACCGCTGTCTGGTCACGGCCAGGCCAAGGGCAACGGCTACCAGCCGCAGCCTGCTGATGACATTCCCTGGTGACATTGATGGCATCTAAGAAGCAATCCTCTGTCATCCCGCCCCTGACTAACTGGGGTGGGATCAGGTCTATCCAGCGCAACCTGGAGCGATCCAACACCCTGATTGCAAACCGTGAAGCGGTGTCCTATGCCCTGCTGTGCATGGCCAACACCAAGATCACGGACATCATGACCTGGGATGAAATGGGCAACGTCAAGGTCAAAGCTGCTCACCAGATCCCTGACCACGCGCTGCAGGCCATCAAGAAGGTCAGCGTCAGGACTGACAAGGAAGGCAACAGCTTCTTGGACATCGAGCTGTACGACAAGGTCGGTGTGCTGCGGCTATTGGCCAAGGCTTCTGGCCTGTTGGACAACCCTGACGAGAACGACAAGCCTAGCGTGATTGATGTGAACGTGGTCGCGCCATCCAGCTAATGAGCCTTTGGAGGAAACGTGTCAAAGACAAAACAACAGTCAGAGAAGACAGTAGCGACCGGCGGTCTGCGGTTCGACTTCAGCCTGAGCCCGGTGGTGTACGATTTCTTTCAGTCGAACAACTTCGTCCAGGGCGTGATGGGGCCGGTGGGCTCCGGCAAGAGCTACGCCTGCGCGGCCAAGATCTTCAAGAAAGCGATCCAACAGAAGCCGAGCCCGGTTGATAACATCCGGTACACCCGCTGGGCGGTGGTGCGAAACAGCTACCCCATGCTGAAAACCACCACCATCAAGACCTGGCTTGACCTGTTTCCTGAGTCTACGTTTGGCCCGATGCTCTGGACTCCACCAATCACCCACCACATCCGGCTGCCTGCCCGAGGCGACGCTGCAGGCATCGACATGGAAGTCATCTTTCTGGCGCTGGATCAGCCCAAGGACGTTAGAAAGCTACTGTCGCTTGAGCTCACCGGTGCCTGGGTCAACGAAGCGCGAGAATTGCCCAAGGCAGTCATTGATGGCCTAACCCACCGGGTGGGCCGCTACCCAACTAAGCGCGATGGTGGCGCTACTTGGCACGGTATCTGGATGGATACCAACCCGACCGATGACGATCACTGGTGGCACCGCATGGCCGTCAAGGAAAAGATGACCGGCCCGTATGCTTGGAAGTTCTGGCAGCAACCAGGTGGTGTGAAAGAGGTCGATCCTGCCGATCTGCCCGACAACCCTGAAGCAAATGATCATGTCTTTGCCGCTGGCAAGTGGTGGAAGATCAACCCCGAAGCCGAGAACGTCAACAACCTGCCTGGCGGCTACTACCAGCAGATGCTACTTGGCAAGAACCTAGACTGGATCAAGTGCTACGCCGGTGGCTTGTACACCTACGTCCAAGAAGGCAGACCCGTCTGGCCTGAATACGATGACTCCACCATGTCTGGCGAGACTGAGCTATCGATGGAGGTGCCAATTCAGGTCGGGCTTGACTTCGGTCTGACACCAGCGGCTACCATTGGCCAGCGCTTGCCTAACGGTCGCTGGGTGATACACCATGAAATCGTCACCTTCGACATGGGTCTGGAGCGTTTTGGGATGCAGTTGCTGGCTGAGTTAAATACCCGCTACCCACAGCACCAGGTAATGATCTGGGGCGACCCAGCCGGTATGGCACGCGATGCCATCTATGAGGTGACTGCCTTTGATTTCCTGCGCACCCTGGGGCTAAAGGCGCAGCCCACTGCTAGCAACGACTTCAAGGTACGCCGAGAATCCTCTGCAGCGCCTATGCAGCGTCTGATTGATGGCAAACCAGGTCTTATCGTCAACCGCTCCTGCAAACTGCTGAGAAAGGCTCTGGCAGGTGGCTACCACTTCAAGCGCGTGGCAGTCGGTGCAGGCCAGGAACGGTTCAGAGATGCACCCAACAAGAACGAACACTCACACATCGGCGACTCATTCGGCTACCTGATGCTGGGTGGCGGCGAATATAACCGCATGACAAGGACGCATAACCTGGGCGGCAAAGCACCAGGCATGACGGTAGCCAAGATGGACTTTGATATTTTTGCGTAAGGTATATCTGCCGTATAGCTTTACTATTGCAACCTGCTGCAAAACCAATAGAATCCGCGCATGAGCATTGAGATTGATTTGGGCATCGTGCATCACTTTTCTGACGGCTTATATGCCAGACAGATGGCGCTACCCAAAGATCACTTTGCTGTGACGCACGCGCATGAGTATGACCATCTTAGTATTTTGGCTAGCGGTCGCGTGACGGTAGAGATTGACGGCAATTCTGAGGAGTTTGCTGCGCCAGCTTGCATCAATATATCTGCTGGCAAGCATCATCGAATTGTCGCATTAGAGGATTCTGTTTGGTTTTGTGTTCATGCAACTGATGAAACAGATCCAGATGGGCTAGACAAGGTTTTAATCGGAGGTTGATATGCCGTGGATTGCAGCAGCAGTTTTTGCGGGATCTGTTTACCAAGCTAATGAAGCGCGTCAGGCGCGTAAAGATGCGGAACGTCAGCAAGCCGCAGCGTTACAGCAACAAGCTAAAGATGCCGCTGCAATGCGTTTGGAATTAGGCAGGCAAACTGCTGAGTACGCCAAGCAAGGCGCGTCACTCGAGCAGCAAGCGCAAATGGCGCGTGAGCAATTTCAAGCGCAGCAGCTCCAGTACCAAGAGAACAAGCTGGAGATGGAAAAGAAATCCAAGGAAGTGCAGGCCGCTGCTGACGAAGAGCGCCGCAAGGCTGCCGCATCCGAGGCTTCTGCATTGAAGGCACGCACCCGTGGTGGTCGCCGTGCGCTGCTGTCGCAGGAGCGTCTAACGCCTGAGCTGGGTGTCACCAGCGCTGAACTCTCATCTGGAATGAGGCTGCAATAATGGCAGAGACACTCTACCAAAAGCGCACGAAAGTGCGCAGGATGTCAGACATTGAACGTCTGGCACGCGAGTATTCCAAGAATGTGCAGGCAATGACTGGCCAGTATGAGCAAAGCTATGCCGACTATCAGAAACAGGTAGCGGAAAAGATGGCACCGTATGAGGCCGAGGTTAAGCGCTATCAGTCTGAGCTGATGCCAGCGTTTGAGTCGCAAAAGGCTGCTTATCAAAGCAAGCTAGACCAATACAACGCTACGCTTGAAGCGATTGCAAAAGATCCTGTCATTGAAAAAACTGGTACAAAAACTTCATATGTTTTTGTTTCCGATCCAATGTCACCTTTTTTTGGTGGCTATATGCCGGTTCAACAAACCTACAAAACTTACGAAAAGAAACCAATCCCAAAATTTACTGAAGCAGCGCCATCAGCGCCAACAGCTCCAGTAAGACCAACGGTGCAAGAGTTTGATACATCAAAATTTGCTGCAGCTAAAACAGAAGCAGAAAGTACGTTTAAGCGCGAAGTTGGTGAACGTAAAGCCGCACGCCTTGGCGCAGTTGGTAGACGCGCCACCAGACCAATGTTGCAGGAGAGCTGATCATGCCAGGCAATTACGAAAAAGAAGACAAGATGAAAAGCAAAGTTTCTAAAGTCATGCGCGAGTACAAGTCTGGAAAGCTGAAGTCATCCAGCGGTGACAAGGTCAAGTCGCGTGACCAAGCGATTGCGATTGCGCTGTCTGAGGCCGGTATGGCCAAGAAGGGCAAGTGATGAAAGAAGTGTGGGATAAGCCAAGGCCTAAAGACTTGGGCAAGCCGAAGGAACTATCTGATATGCAAAAGCGCAATGCAATGCGTCGTGCGCAGAAGGCTGGCAGACCCTATCCCAATTTGATCGATAACATGGCCGCAGCGAAAGGCAAGCAATGAAGATCGAAATCTCTATTGAGAAAGAATACGAAGAAGAAGAGGGCATGGTCGAGCTGTCGAAGCTGCCGCCTGCGTTGCGCAAGAAGATTGAGAAATACATGGCAGCCAAGAAGCCAGGCAAGCCAACGCGCAACTTGAAAGAGATGATGGATGAGGCCGAGCTAGAGGAAGAGGAAGACTGACATGGCCTACAAAGAACCGCTTGGAGGGATGCGGCTAAAACCCGAAGAAATCATGAAGCGGCAGGAACTCGCCCAGCGTAAGAAGGACGAATTCCAGCAGCTCTATCAGGATGCCTACGAGTTTGCCCTGCCACAGCGTCAGCTCTATGGCCTGTGGGAAGGTGGCAGCACTGGCAGCAAGAAGATGGCGCGAGTGTTTGATTCGACCGCGATCAACTCGACCCAGCGCTTTGCCAACCGTCTGCAGTCTGTCGTGTTTCCACCGCAGCGCAAGTGGGCTCGGCTGGAACCTGGCCCATCAATCCCGATGGATCGTCGCCAGCAACTACAGTCGGTGCTGGATGTCTACGGCGAACAGATGTTTTCCGTGTTGAAACAATCCAACTTTGACATTGCGATTGGTGAATTCCTGCTGGATCTAGCTGTTGGCACTGCCTGCATGATGGTGCAGCCAGGCGATGATGTGTCGCCGATCAACTTCGTGCCGGTGCCATTGTTCCTGGTCAGCTACGAAGAGGGTGCCAACGGCCAGGTCGATAATGTCTACCGCAGAATGCGCATGAAGGCTGAGTCGATTCAGCGCCAATGGCCGGATGCCAAGATACCCGACACTCTGACGCGCTTGATTGAGCAAAAGCCAACCGACGATGTTGAACTGTTGGAGGCTACTGTCTTTGATGCCAAGCGTGGCGACTACTGCTATCACGTTATCTGGAAAGAAGGCAAAGAGGAGCTAGTCTATCGTCGCCGTAAAACGTCACCTTGGGTGATCTCGCGGTACATGAAGGTCGCCGGCGAGATCTATGGCCGTGGCCCGCTGATGACTGCGCTGCCCGACATCAAAACGCTGAACAAGACCAAAGAACTGTTGCTCAAGAATGCTTCTCTGGCTGTTGCCGGTGTCTACACTGCGGCTGATGACGGCGTGCTGAACCCGAATACCGTAAAGCTGGTGCCTGGTGCGATTATCCCTGTGGCACGCAACGGCGGCCCGCAAGGCCCAGCTCTACTGGCTTTGCCACGCTCGGGTGACTTCAACGTGTCGCAGCTAGTCATCAATGACCTGGTGCAGAACATCAAGCGCATTCTGCTGGATGAGTCGCTGCCGCCTGAGAACATGAGCGCCAGATCGGCCACCGAGATTGTCGAGCGCATGAAGGAACTGGCGCAGAACCTGGGCTCGGCATTCGGTCGCCTGATCAACGAAACCATGATTCCGTTGGTGGCCAAGATCCTTGAGGTAATGGACGAGCGCGGTCTGATCGATATGCCACTGCGGGTCAACGGGCTCGAAGCCAAGGTAGTGCCGGTGGCTCCGCTGGCGATGGCGCAGAACATGGAAGAGGTCAACGCGATCATCCAGTACACTCAGCTCATGCAAGGCTTCGGCACCGATGGCGCGATGGCCATCAAGACGGATGCCGTGGTTGACTACATTGGCGACAAGCTGGGCGTGCCTGCTGCGGTTCGCAATACGGCAGCCGAGCGTGCGGTACTGATGGAAACCATGCAACAGCAGCAGCAAGAGGCTGCAATGGCGCAGGCAATGGCCATGCAGGCACAGCAAGGCGCAATGGCACCGGAGGGTATGTAATGGATTACGGAATGCGGCCAGACAAGACCGCCAAAGGCTCCGGCTACTTTGGCGAGATCAAGCGGCCAGACGGCAACGTCATGACCGAGATCAGCATTGGTGTCGGTCTTAATGGCAAAGAAACGCTGATTCCGCTGATTGTTCCGACACTCAATAAAAGTGAGCTGAACTATCTAATGCGCAACAATCCTGACTCCGAGATGTTTATGGAGAAGATGCCAAAGTCAATCATGGACAAGGCTGTTGACCATGCGGTAATGCGCATGAAGGAAAACAAATCGCCATTTGCCAGCCCAGAAGAAGTTACCAAGATGCCCGCTAAATGAGCTGGGAAGACCTAGAAAAGGCTGATTACGCCGATGACATCCGTGAAGTAAAGCAGCAGCGCGAGGATCTAGCGCGGCTAACCTTGCGGGTGTTTGCCAACGAGGACGGCCAGAAGCTGCTGGATTGGCTGCGGCAGATGTATGTGGATGTGCCAGTTGCCGTGCCTGGTGCAGACCCCTCGCACGCATTCTTTGCTGAAGGGCAGAGAACTGTCGTGCGGGAAATAATTGCACGGATCAATCAAGCGAGGAATTTATGACAGACCAGACAGTCGAGCCCGGATCTTCCGGCCTACTCGACAGCGTGAGCGTCGAAGACCCAAACACCCCAGCACAAAAGCAGGCAGTCGAGATTGACCACCGGCCACCTGATCCCACCAAGGCAGCGGCAGAAGATCCGCTCGAGCGGCCAGACTATTGGCCAGAAAACTTCTGGAACAAAGACAACAACGAGCCCGACCTAGAAGGCATTGCCAAGTCATGGCGCGATCTGCGTGCCAAGATCAGCAAGGGTGCGCACAATGCTCCGGCTGATGGCAAGTATGACCTGGCTGCATTCGGTGGCGAAGAGTCTGCAGACAACCCAATCGCTGGCACGCTGGCAACTTGGGCAAAAGAGAATGGCTTATCCCAGGCACAGTTTGACGATCTAGCAACATCCCTGCGCAGCCAGGCACAGGAGATGATGGCCGGTGAGATGGTTGACCCAGCCGAGGAAATGAAGAAACTCGGCCCCAATGCCGGAGCTGTGGTCAATGGCATGGTCGATTGGGCTAGAGGTCTAGTCAACAAGGGTGTCTGGTCAGCCGAGGATTTCGCCGAATTCAAGATTATGGGCGGCACAGCCCGAGGCTTGAATGCCCTGATGAAGATCCGCGAGGCTTACGAGGGTCGCATCCCCATTGAGTCTGCACCGCTTGATGGCGCACCTAGCAAAGATGAGCTGTATGCAATGGTTGCCGATCCCAAATACAATAGCGATCCAGCCTACCGACAGAAGGTAGAACGGATGTTTAGAACCTACGTCAAAGACTAATCCCCGCAGCCGCGACTTTTCCCCAGCCTAACCGCTGGGGTTTTTTTATTGCATTTTTCCCAAAAGCAAATACAATTGTGGCAAGGCCCACCGGTTTACCGACCCTGACTTATGGCGAGAAGCCATCGACCGGCTGACGTAATCAGCAAGCAAGGCCCGCATCTGCGGCTCACCGACGCGCAAAACCCTTTACTTAATTAAATGAGGTCAACATGGCTATCTCTTTGAGCAATGCCTTTGTGACACTATTTGATGCTGAGGTGAAACAAGCCTACCAGGGCAAAGCAATGCTGGTGGGTGCTGTGCGTCAGCGTCGTGGTGTTGAAGGCTCTACCGTAAGATTCCCTAAAGTCGGTCGTGGCGTGGCAACTGCCCGTGTAACACAGACTGATGTCACCCCAATGAATGTTGGGTTCTCAACCGTTACCTGCACACTGGGTGATTGGAACGCTGCCGAATACTCGGACATCTTTTCGCAGCAGAAAGTTAACTTCGATGAGCGTGCAGAACTGGCGCAAGTCGTTGGCGCTGCAATCGGTCGCCGCCAGGATCAGATGATCCTCGACGCACTGAATGCTGCATCTAGCACTGGCACCGTGGCAAACTCAATTGGTGGCTCGAACACCAACATGAACATTGCCAAGCTGCGCGAAGCTGCGAAGATCTTGAACACCAAGAACGTGCCTGCTGATGGTCGTCACATCATCATCCACGCCAACTCGCTGGCTTCGATGCTCGAGCAGACTTCGGTCACCAGCTCGGACTTCAACACCGTCAAGGCGTTGGTGCAAGGCGAGATCAACCAGTTCATGGGCTTCACATTCCATGTCTTGGGTGACCGCACTGAAGGTGGTTTGCCAATCGATGGTTCGTCGGATCGTACCCTGTACGCATTCCACAAAGACGCTATCGGCTACGCAGAAGGTATCGCTCCTCGCACCGAGATCAATTACATCCCTGAGAAAACGAGCTGGCTGGTTAACGCTCTGTTCTCGGCTGGTGCAATTGCTATCGATTCCGAGGGTATCGTCAAAATCACTGCCCGCGACACTGCGGCTGCAGCTTAATAGGAGGCTGAATCATGGCTTATGATGCAGCAGGCTTTACTGCCTACAGTGCCTCCAAGCGAGGCAATGCACCGTCGATGTACGGCTACAAAACAGCCGATGCAATCGCGGATGTTAATACCAGCGGCTACTTCAACTCGCTATCCGGCTTGTTAGAAGTTGGCGACGTTATCCACTGCGTAACTTCGACCGGCTCGACCGCCGTCGTTACCTTGGTGTACGTTGTCTCCAATGCTTCTGGCGTTGTGGACGTAACTGACGGCACCACGCTGTCGGCTACTGACGGCGACTAAATAGTCACCATGTAGCATCAAGGGCTGGTTTCTGCGAGAGGCCAGCCCTTTCTTACATTAAGAGGTTGCGATGGCAGCAGGCGACACAGGTGTTTCAATTTGTTCTGATGCGCTGCTATTGCTCGGCGCAAAGGCAATCTCATCTTTCAATGATGGCACCGACGAAAGCTCGGTGTGTGACCGTCTGTACCCAGACATTCGAGATTCGACCCTGATGATGTATCCCTGGTCGTTCTCAATGAAGAAGATTGCACTATCTCGGCTGATCACTACGCCGACCAGTTTCTGGAAATACGAATATCAACTGCCAGGCGACAGGCTTGGCAATCCCCACTCGGTGCGTGACAGTGCTGCTATTGGTAACTTTCTCAGCGTCGATTGGGAGATCCAAGGCGACAAGCTGCTGACCAATCTGGAGGCAGTCTATATCGACTACCAATACCAGACCCCTGAATTTGCGATGCCGCAATACTTTGTGCAATTGCTGAAATACATGGTGGCCTGGCACATTGCTGAACCGATTACCGAGCAAGGCGATAAGACACTGCGCTGGCGGCAGATTGCTGTGGGCGATCCTGCAGAGAATGGTCGCGGTGGCTATGCCCGGCAGGCGATGGTGATTGATGGCAAGAACCAGCCGGTGCGCGTGATTGAAGATTACACCCTGACAGCAGTGAGGAACTGATGGCAAGGTTTGTTGACTTCACGACAAACTTCAGCACGGGTGAACTCGACCCGCTGCTGCGTGCGCGTGTTGATCTGCAGCAGTACGGTAACGCGCTGGCCAAGGCGACCAACGTCCTGATCCAGCCGCAAGGTGGCCTGCGTCGCCGTCCTGGCACAAAGCACATCCTTGAGCTGCCCAATACCAGCACCGAGAGTGCAGGCAACGGTGTGCGCCTAGTGCCGTTTCAGTTTTCGGTGGATGACAGCTACATGCTGTGCTTCACCCACAATCGTATGTACGTCATCAAGAATGGCACGGTGCAGGCCAACATCAATGGCAGCGGTAATAACTACCTGACCACCACCATTGGCTCGAGCATTGTTGATGATATGTGCTGGACGCAGTCGGCTGACACGCTGATCGTCGTGCATCCAGACCTGCAGCCGGTACAGATCCAACGCACCAGCGACACAGCCTGGACGGCCACCACAATTACGTTTGACAGCATCCCAAAGTATGCTTTCAACATTGGCTTTCATACAAACAACGGCTCAACATTAACACCGTCCGCTGTTTCTGGAAATGTGACGCTGACCGCATCCACAACGCACCATGACAGTGGCGCAGCCCAAGCTGGCACCAGCACTACGATCACGCTGAAATCAACAGCCAGCGCCACCGATGACATCTACAACGGCATGTATGTCACTATCACTAGCGGCACGGGAGCTGGGCAGATCCGCTTGATTGAGGATTATGTTGGAAGCACCAAGGTGGCAACTGTTGATGTTCCATTCACCACAGCGCCAAACGGCACCAGCAACTATTCTGTAACCACTTGGACAACCGAATCGGTCAACCAGTACGTTAATGCTAGCCCGCAGGGTCGCGCTCGAATAACTCGGTATGTATCGTCAACTGTGGTTGAGGCAGTTACCGAGTATCCATTCTTTAACACAACTGCCATTGACGCTGGGCGCTGGGAGCTTGAGCATAATTATGAGGATGTGTGGTCAAGCACTCGAGGCTGGCCACGGTCGGTGACTTTCCACGAAGGTCGGCTATATTTCGGTGGGAGTAAGTCGCGGCCATCCACAGTGTGGGGCAGCAAGATCGGGTTATTCTTTGACTTTGTGCCATTTGAATCGCTGGATGATGACTCGGTTGAAGCGACGCTAGACACCAACGAGCTGAACGTCATTACCGACATCATCAGCTCAAGAGACTTTCAGGTATTTACAACCGGTGGTGAATTCTATGTGCCGCAGCAGGGTACAGATCCAATCACGCCGCTGACCTTTACCTTCAAAAACGTCAGCCGAAATGGGATTAAGCCTGGCACCAGGGTGCAGTCGGTGGAATCTGGATCGGTCTACATCCAGCGCCAGGGCAAGTCGTTAAACGAGTTTCTGTTTAGCGACACACAGCTCACCTACATCACGCAACGGATCTCGCTGCTGTCTGGCCACCTGCTGAAGGGGCCGCAGCGCATTGCTTTGCGTCGCGCATCTAGTACAGAAGAGGCCGATCTGTTGTTGATGACCAACACCAATGATGGCAGCATTGCGGCATTCTCGATTATGCGCAGCCAGCAGATTACGTCGCCGTCCGAGTACACCACTGACGGTGAATTTATCGATGTTGGTGTAGACATCACGCAGATCTACTGTGTGACCAAGCGCGTGTTCAATGGCACAACAAGGTACTTTATTGAGCGTTTCCAGGATGATCTGTATACGGATTGCGCATTTGTGGGTGCGTCTGCTGGCGGTGTCGGCAGCGGGTTGCCGCACATTGGAAAGTCGCTGAATGTGATTACTGATGGCGTGCCACAGTCGAATGAAACAGTCACCAGCGGTGGCGCTGTGACCTTTGACCGCGAATCGACCGCCAGCTACGAGGTTGGTCTGCCGATCACGGTCTACGTCAAGACCATGCCCGTCGAGATCAAGCTGCAGACAGGCAGCCGGGTATCGTTCAAGAAGCGCATTGTGGAGATCAGCGCGGTGCTGGAGGAGACACAAAACATTGTGATCAACAATCAGCCGGTGGCATTCAGGTTGCTGGACAATCCGCTACTGGATGATCCAGAGCCGATCTTCACCGGCATCAAGCGGGTCAATGGCGTACTGGGTTATAGCCGAGAGCAGTCGATTGAGGTGTCGCAAAACTTGCCATTGAAGATGAACTTACTAGGCCTTGACTACAGAGTGGCCGTTTACTCGGGAACATAGACATGGCTGTTGACCCATCACAAATAGTCGCAGGAGCTGGCTTCGTCGCATCATATGGTGCGTCTGAAGCACAACGCGCTGCAGGAATCCAACAGCAGACGGGCTACCTACTGCAGGCACGCGACAACCTTACGGTTGCTGAAGTGCGGGCAGATATGTCGGATCAGTATGCTCAGATCCAAGCTGGTCGGATGCTGAAGAAGGCTGAGATTGAAGCGCGTAATTATCAGATTGCTGGCAATACCTTGTTGCGAAATGCGCGTGTCACCAATGCTGCATTAAGGGCTAGAGCTGCTGCCAGCGGTGTAGCGTTTG